GCCTTAGCTTGGGCGAGCATATCGCTCACAGATTGGACTGCCTGCGCCCATGAGTCAGCGTTCTGGATGAACTGGTCAGTGTAGCTAGTGACGTCAACGCCTGGCCCAGACCGTAAAATCTGAATCTGCTGCTGGGCGTACAGTCTCTCCATGAACTGCTCTTGGGTCTCCCCCTCAAATGATCGCCCACCCACTGTTGTCGTAGACCCAGTTAAATTGCCATGCTTATCGAATCTCTGTTCAAACGAACCTCCCACGACGTCACCCATCGTGGTGCCCCAGAACGTGGCGAATGACTTGGACTGGTTGACTAGTTGCTGGAAGAATACATCAACGGCGTGCTGCGCTTCGGCATCCACAGCCATGCTATGCTCTTTGTACGTCGCGCCACCGAAAAATGCCTTCTGACCCTTGGTTGTGTACCACTGGGAAAGGTCTGCCCCTCCTGCTGTGACGTCTATGTTCGAACCACCTCCAATGACTTTGCCACCGGTTCCAAAGAGTTTGCCACCTGAGATCATGTCAACCAACATGGCGGCTAGAGCTATCCAGCCTACCACAGGGATAGCCGCCATGCCAGCCGCCATGCCTCCAGACAGGGCTGCACCTGTTCCGATCGTGGCGGCGTACGTCCCGTAACCGTAGGCGGCTGCGCCGAGAGCGCCGCCAGCGTCATGGTTCGAGCCTTGCCAGCGGTTGTAGCCGGCGTAAACCCCGCCGGCTATGCCCGCTCCCTGAACCCAGGGAGAAGGGGTGTACGTGTACGAGCCTGGAGCTACGCCTGGAGAATAAGGGACAGAGGCGCCGTAGTCAGGGACAAACCCCATTTCATCAGCGAAACCTGAAACTTCAGCCCCACCATACTGCGCGCCAGTGTAGGTGCCTAGAAAACCACTATACGCATTCGCGCTAGGGGTGCCGAAGAACGAAGTCCACCCGTCCTTGAATCCTGTCCATAGTTTCTGACCGGCGTCCACCATGCCTGTGGCTGTGTTGAGGATGCTTCCACCGCCAGCCCCACCTCCGGCTCCACCTCCACCAAACAAAAGTCCGGCGTATCCACCACCCCCCATAGTGGGAAGAGCGGCGCCCATGATGTTGCCGAACAAGGCGTTGATGATGGGATTCACGAACGAGAGTTTGAGCCACTGCTCAATGATCTGCGCCACCAGATTCTTGACACTGTCAAGCAGTGAGTTACCGAAGTCTTTCCATGATTTGATCTGGCCAGTGAAAAACTTGGCGGTGTTGCTCGCCACGTCGTTAAGCATTGAAGACCAGAATCCGACGTATTCGCGCCGGATGTCCTTACCCTGCTCAATAGCCTGACTCTCGTCATAGAACGCGCCAGCCCTGGCCTTGAGGTCGGCGATTCCTTGCTGGTTGAGCGGGTGCAACTCCTTCTCTTTTTCGCTCAACTTATCATAGTCATCGAGCACTCTCTGTATGACGTCGTGAATGAACTTGGAGCGATCATCCATACCGAGAGTGGCGAACTGCTGGTCAAGCTCTTTGTTCGCCTTGCCGATGAAGTCGATCTCTCTCTCATAGGCTGCGAGATGCGCGTCACGCGCCTTCGTCTCAGCTTCGACAGCTTTCGTGACGCGAGCACGCACCATCTCTTCAGTGATACCGATAGAAGAGAGCTGAGCCGCGTGCTGTTCGTATTCAGTCCACTGTTTCGAGATATCTGCGATATTCTTCCCGTAATCTGACCAGATCTTATCCGTCTCACTCAGGTCTCCGGCAGCCCCCATGATGTGCTCATCGAGTTTGCTGAGAATCCCGACTCCCTCGTCCCAGGCTTGGTTGAGTTGTTTCTGCTGTTTCTGGGTCAAGCCCCCTTGCTGTGCGAACTTGTCAAGTTCAGTGCGAAAATCTTTCGTCTTCTGAAATCCTTTAGCTGTTTTCTCATTATACTCATCGAAATGAGTCTTGACGTCGGCGAGAAACTTATCAAAGTCCGGGCCAGCTCCTTTATTGAATTTATCGATGGTGTCCATGAGAACTTGCATCTGCTTGTCATTCTCAAGGGCACTGGTTCCTGCCTTCTCTTGAGCAACTGCAAGATCTGATTGGATCTCGATTCCTTTTTTTACTGCGTCGTTGTAAGCGTTCTGAGCGTCAGTCATTGACTGCTGGCTGACCCCGTTAAGCCCACCTACCCCGAGTTCTTTGTAACGTTCCAACTTCTTTCTGGCTTCATCTATCGCGTCATTATTTCGTTCCAAGTCTTTCTGGAGAAATTCAGCGTCAGCCCCATGCCACAGAGCTACGAGACCCCTGTAAGCCTCTTTTAGCGTTTGAATACCTACTGTGAAGAGATTAACAGTCTGTACCACGACTGCGATAGCTTTAGCCCCGGATTCCATTCCTCTGATGAGGAAATCTGCGAAATTCTTCGCAGCATCAGTGCCTTGTCCAAAAGCGTCAGTAAGTCGATCCGAGATAGTCTGAACGAGGGCTTTGATGTAGTTCAAGACTCTGCCATCTACCATCACTGATTGCTGAAATTGGAACCAGCGATCCTCGATGTTTGAGACGACACCTTCCCACGTAGACATCATCGCTATAGAAGCGTCCCTGAACTTCGATTGTGGGTCAGTGAATGCTTTGATCAGCATCTCACGCGTCTGACTGGCGCTATACTGCACCTTCTGCTGGAACCCCAGCATGGCCAGAATGCCACGCTCGCGAAACATGTCGGCAGCGCCTGCGCCAGCAGACAGCATCTTCACGACTTGACCTGTGGTCTCCTGAATTCCGAGACCAGCGGCGACAGCCAAATCCGAGATCAAAGGCATCCATTCTTTGATCTCGTTCACACCGCCTTTGAGCACAGCAGCTAGAGTGGTGGCCGATTCCATCACATCCTTGTATTGGAATGGCGACTTGATAGCGAACGCCTGCATTTCCTTAAACAGACGATTGCCTTCTTTAACTGAGCCCAGAAGGACTTGAAGTCGATCAGTGAAAATCTCGGTCTGTTTACCTGCATCGATGAAAGATTTGACGAGCTCGAACAGTCCCCAACCGGCCAAAAGACCTTTGAGAGAAAACAGCTGGTCTTTAAGTCTACCGAACCAGCTGCTGATTCCCTGAACAGCCTCTTGTCCCCTCCTCTTCATGATGTCAAACGCACGAACAGCGTCGTTGACACCTGAACGGGCCCCCGAGGAGTCGACTTCAACTTGAAGTGTTGCCTTTCCTAAGTCCATTGGTCAGGAACTCGTCATCGATAGCCATCACCATACGGATAAACACTCTCAAATCATCTACATCCTCTGGAAATGATTGAGCGTAGAGCAAGATGTCCTGAAATCTGATCTTCTTCAAGCTGATCTGAGGACCTGCAGCAGTGATCGTGGTTTCCTTTTCACGAGTCTCCGCCAGTAACTGCCAAGCCCTCAGGTAAGGGTGATTGTCTGGATCTAATTCCGGTTCGTTCTGCAGAGGTTCAGGAGTCTCTCCCGTCTGTCGCTCGAGAGCGACTAGGAACTCGCGCTGTCGCCCCCATGTCCACTGCCACTCGCAGAACTCTCGGAGTTTCCCTCGGCTTCGGCCTCCATCTCTCCGCGAAAGTTGTCCCAGTCCGCTGAGATTCCCGAAATCATCTCGAGAAACTCTTCGTAATTCTTGCTCGAAAGTACCTTGAACCTGTTCTCGAACGTGTCCTCGATGGGGGCTCCCACTGTGCCAGTGATGTCCCCCGCATCATCTTCGAAACCAACCATTTCGAGGAGAATAGTTCTCGCCATCGCCTCTTTCGTGAGGCGCTCCACGACTTCATCGGGAACCCTCGATTTGCGGAAAGTCTTATATGGCTGCAAGAGGCGCCTCATTTCGGACTCGAATTTCGCATTACCGAGCCTGGCAACTCTCACATAGACCTTCTTTTCATCATCGAAATATCTCACAACACCCTCTTTCGAGGCCTGGGTGTCCTGGCGAAATGACGAGAGCTTCATCGAGTTAACTCCTTGTGTCTGTGTTGAGGGGCTGGCGGGTACCAGCCCCTAGGGTTATCCTGGTCTAAGTGGGCAATATAGCTATATTGCTATACCTAGAACCAGGGTTGGTTTCTTACGGTACTGCGATGAGGTCTACCTGCATTGTGAACCCACCGATAGTGGTGTCGACCACGGCAGTGAAATCGAGGTCTCCCATCACAGCTTGATTCTTGCCACCAGCCTGTTTCTGGAAGTTTGACAATTTCGTGCGCGGCCATGTCAAGACCATGATATTCCCCGCCGGGTCGATCATAGCGTATGACAAGCCAACGTCAGAGTGAGTGAAGTATGCATCCACAGCCGCCAGACCGCCCTTGAAGAAGGTCGAAGCCTGGCCTGTGACGGTGAACTGACCCCAACCCATGCGGGCCACGTTGATGCCTGCGTCGCGACGGACGTTGTTCGTGGCACTGAAGTTGAGGCCCTTCACGGCGACAGACGTCGCGTCGATGAGCGTGCTGCCCAGGAAGATCGAGCCGATGTTTCCCGCGAGGCCAGCGAACGACTCATTCGACACGGCTGCCGTGTACGCGGCTCCCGAGGCTGAGGTGGTCGTGGGAGGAGGGGCGGACATGCCCATGAAATCCATGTTGCCCGTGACGATCTGCTCGGCTTGGGCCTGGATTGACCACGTGTTAGGCACGCAACCAAGGAACTGGAAGAACCCTTTGGTCGCCTCGTCCTGGGCCGACGTTTCCAAAGTGTACGTCTGGAGAGTCGTGCCGTTGCGGATGAACTTACCCTTGACGCTGGCGAGCGTCTGTGCGCCTGTGGGGAGAGTGGCTCCCGTCACCGTGATGTTGGCGCCGCTGCCGCCGATGGCCGTCACCTTGACCAGATAGACAGTTGAAGCGATTGTGATCTTGAGCCACTGCCCGGGTGCGACCACAGAGAACGGCGTGCCCGCAGTAGCAGTGATCGTGCTGCCTGCGATGGTGACACTCGTCGCTGTCAACGAAACTGGTGTCGACCACGCGGCCTGGCCCATCATGCCTAAGATGAGACCGTCGAGATTCCCGAAGATCATGTCAAACCCAAAGCCGCCAGTTGGCAGCAGAGACGTCATGATCAGACCTCGAAGGTTTCGGTCCGGGCGAATGGTGTTTTCCTCAGCCGTGTTTTTCTGGGAAGCCAGGTTCACGGACGAGACGTTGAGAGCCTGATACGGACCCGTGGCCGCAGTGCCGGCGGTGGATTCGATGGCGAAAGCTACGGCAGTTCTGTTACTGTCACTCATGTCAGTTTCCTCATGGATAGTTCTCGAACCAGAAAGGCACAGCGGCGTTCACCTGAAACCAACCAGAATCTGTTTCAAGGGCATCACTCAAGAGCCCTAGGTTCTGGAATGTCGCGTGTCTGCACCTCACACCGTCGAATGTCTTGTACGTCAACGTGCGGGCCACCTGGCGAGCCATCCGCCAAGCCAAGAGGTCACCACGCCCTTTCGGAACGATAGCCGAGAGAAACACCAATCCACCTGAACGCTCAAACGTAGAATCCAGGTTAGGGAAAGTGTCTCCAGTTTGCACGCTCACTCTCACGAAAGGATCTCGCCTTTCGGTGGGAGGTTCATTATCGAAAGCGAGTGGTGCATCTGTGTAGTTGGCCGCCACTCTCTTCTCGATCGCCCTGATGGCTTCGTCAATTTCCATTCACGATAGCCTTCAAGTTGTACGCTACGTCATTGAGAGTCACTTCCACCATGCCGGCTGGCGCTTGACTCGAAAAGATACCCCCACCTGTCGTTGGGTTGGAACCCTCTTTCGTCTTAGGGCCGAGACCCCTGTAGAGTCCATATTCCACCACAGCTGCGTAGGGCAAGCCATTCGTGATATACACGCGAGGGAAGAATCCTAGACTCTCCGAGAGTTCCGACGAACCTTTCTCTCCTGGCACGGTTATGAACTTCGGCTCATTGAGTGAGATATTCCAAGCCGCTCGCAAGTGACCCTGGTCAACTGGAGTTTTGAGCACGACACCTTTGAAGATGTACAAGCTAATCAGGCGGACCATGGTACCGACGCCTATCTTCAGCTTGTCTGCGGCCTTGTCGATGTCAGCTGCCCAACCCATTATAACCTCGGCTCAATTTGCACGAAGTTCAATCCTGCATCCGGCATTACACGCGACATCAACCCGCCATCCAGCGTTGTAATCGTTGCCGTAGCCGGGCACGTTTACCGTGCGCATGTCGAGCGTGCTTATCGCAGCGCCGTCCGGATTCAGCACAGTCGCCTTGAGCGCTCCCGCGGTGATGACATTTCCGATGATCGTCGGTTGGGTCGGAACGTTCAACTGAAACGTCGCCGAGGTTCCACTGGACGTCTGGACATCATCCGAAATCGTCGCGATTCCACCCACGAAATCGACTGTGCGAATCCATCTCATAACTCCTGCGCCTGAAGCGTACATTCCAGTGAGGTCTCCAGTGATGTGAAACTCCCCGCTCGGTCCCGTCGTGTAACTCGTCACGTTGACCTTGCAGGTATCACAGGAGCGCTGAGGCTGGACGCCGTTTCGCTCGAAGCGGATGACGTTCTTGTCGATCGTCGATTGGTTGATCCCGCTGTGCGACCAGATGTTGTTCGTCACCGCGAGCCATGTATTGCGGTACAGCGTGAAGCCGCCCTGCTCCTGATGCGCGTGCGACTGGTCGTAAAGGCCCATGACGACGCCGAACCACGTCGCATCCGTAGACCATGAGGTGCGGCCCACGGTAAGCCCGACTTCCGGCGCTCGGAACGTGAGGACCGATGGAGCATCGGCGCTCGCCACCGGCACGAGGTTGAATCGGGAGTTGAATCCGTTCTGCATCAGGCCATGGTCGGCGTAACCGTTCGCGATCGAGTTGAGCCACCATGCCGCTTCGTTCGCGGCCTCGGCGTCGGCCGTGAGGTGGTAGCCCTCGACAACCAGACGCCTCTGGTAGTCGTAAATCTGCGGCTCGGAGACGCGCGCCTGATCGCCGATCGGCGCGAACTTGTCGAGAGTCGGCATCGTTGC